CAAGAGGGCCAGCAATACCACCACTACCCCCAAGATTATTAGTTGCGCCCCCAGTACCACCATTACCGCCAGCGTATTTTGTATCACCAACACTGCTAGCAGTAGCGCCTCCAGTAGCGCCGGGTGTACCAAAAGTTGCAATAGCCCCGCTAGCTAAAACACCATCAGTGACCGAAGAGGGGGCCCCACTTGTACCTATGCGTATGTAGCTACTCTGTCCGTCACCAAGCCCCCCACCAATGGAACCTACTCGATAATAAATAGTTGTTGACCCCGCGACCATAGAAGCGGTAACAGAAGCCCCAAGGGTTTTTGCGTACGCGCCGCCACCAGCGCCACCGGCATTACTTGCGTTATCTCTATTACAACCACTACCAAAGGCTTCAAGCGAAATAAGTGAGCCAAAATCGGCGGGTAAAGTAAAAGATTGTTCACTAGAGAAAGTGCTGCTAGTAGGTACTGTGTAAACAATGGTTTTTTGGGTGGCGGCAACCGCAGTTATCACTATTTTCCCACCTCGTGAATCAAGCCCCCACAGTGCCCCTGAACAGCAGCAGCCACTAACACCGAACGCAGAGAATCCGCCACGAACGCCATACGACGATCCATTAGGTGTAGTATAGGTATTGAGGATTAAACTGTTATAGTATGTATAATTACTACCTACAAAGTCTGTAGTACCTGAAAAGTAATTGCCGCCTACAAAACGATCACCCATTCCGGCGGTGCCAGAACCACTTCGTCCATACGCTGGTACCCCTAGACTACCTTGGAATCCGCCGTTACCCCCGCCACCTTGGCAAAATAAAAACGGGCCCTCCCCGCCTATTGAGTACCCAATATCTGTATAGGGATCACCAACATCAGCACCGGGGCCGTTTGGCCCGGCTTCGCCGCCTTGAGCGGTAAGTGTGTCTCCAGTAGTAACTCGGCCATTACCCCCCGCATATTTAACATCCCCACAGTTAGCGGCTACTTGGGACGCGGCGACGGTGTTACCGCCTACGGCGAGGCAAGCTGAGGATGTAGAAGAAGATGAAGTCGGCGCAACGTTGCTTGTGTTAAACCACGTATTACCGCCACTTGAACCGACGTTCAAATAAACTGTAGAACCCGGCGTAACCGCAATGCTGGTGCTTTTTGAGTAAGACCCGCCGGAATAATTTGCTTGGGGCTTAGTGCCGCTAGGGTACACAATCCCCGGGGTAGACCCAAAACATTCTACCTGTATGGCAGTAACACCCTCCGGAACAACCCAAGAAGTTCCGGAAGCAAAATAATATGTGTTAAAAGTAGGCACGCTACACGCTTTCTATTGTTATAGGGGCGGCGAGATTCCTAACAATTTCTTGTTTTTCCTTATCCCAATAGTGGTATTCGGGTACCAACTGCTTTGTACACCCATCAGGGGGAGCATCCCATTCATCGCACACAATACAATTGGAATATTTACCTTCGGCGTCAAAGATAATGTACTCAGGCATCTTGCCCCCCGCTTATGTTAATAAAAACCGTATTGTCTTCAAGGATTTCTATTTCATGCCACTCGTTTTCTTTCAGGTTGAGTGGGTGGTCGCCGGGCAAAAGTTCCCTATACAAGTTTTCTTTGCGTATACATGTTTTCCCAGAAGCAACAAACGTCAAATGAGAAAACGAATGTTCGTGTTTGGGCAGCCCCTGCCCCTTATTACCAGTGTAATAAAAAAACACAGACCCGTTATAAGCGAACTTATAGCTGAGGGTAATTCGCTCCAAATTTTGGTTTGGTTCCGCCATAACTCATAGCATTAAGTTGTGGCCAAACGCAAGAGAGCAGTACCCGCCGCGTTAGTGGGCATGGTCAAAGTAAATGTACCGGATGTAATCGTCTGGTCGGAGAACGTATAGACCGCCACTGCGCGGTTACCTTGGGTCGAGTTGTACATCAAGGCACAATTCCAAGCGGTACTAACAGTCAAAGAAGTCCAAGACGCGGATGCCGAGGGAGTCCAATAGCCCGTGCCAGCGGTTGTGCTGGTGTTTGTTGAAGCGGGTGTATTAGCGTTGGTTAAAGTAACGCCGCCAGCAGTGTACCCAGTACCGGAAGTGTTTGTCACTTCGCCTGTTGTTGAATACGCAGTGGTAGATGCGTTCAAAGTGGCCGAGCTGAAATACAAAGCCAACTTAAAGGTGTCGTTAGTGGGGGACGTCAAGCTGGTGCGTGAAGTCAAAGAAGGTTGACCAAACTGATGGTAGCCCTGCATAACTTCAGCTAAAAAGGTTGTACATACCGACTGTGTATTTGCCATGATTAGAACTCCTGAATTTCACCAACTACTTCTGGTGGTGCTTTTAAAGTGACATGCGCAGAGCGGTGAACAAGCTCATTGTCCAACCAATACTCTACCCAAGTGGTTTTTTCGTTGTCGTTTTCGAACCCACCTTCTTTTTTCTCCAGAAGGCTTTCGTCCATTTCGCCGTGAATTGTGCTTACTAACATATTTACCTCAGTTTGAACTACGAATTAATGCTGTCGTTGCTGTTGCTTGCGGCATTGTTATTGTAAACGTGCTAGAACTTGTCTTGTCTGAACCAAAATCTAGCACGGCAATCGCACGGTTTGACTTACTGGAGTTATATATCAAAGCACACCTAGCTGTCAATGCCGAAGCCCAAGAAACATTGTTAAACCCAACATACGCAGTGTAGTCGGCGGAATTTATCGTAATCCCGGTCATTGTTTCCCCGCCCGCTGTGTACCCAGATGCTACTACCTGATTTGTAGTGGAGTAAACCGTCGTGCTGGCGTTTAAGTTGGCGGAGGCTGTATACAGGGCGATTTTTATAACGTCTGTAGTTAAATCGTGGATGCCTTGATACAGCTCCGCCTTAAAACTTGTAGTCTGGGTCTGAACAATACTCATTGAACATTCACCCTTACTTGTCCGTCGCGGTGCGTATCAGCGCGTTGTTTACCATCCGCCAAATTCTTAAGGAGCGTAATAGCTGATATGTACAGAGTGCTGTACAACTGAACCACATCTTGCTCGCCCTTCATGTAGCGGATAGCTTCAACCAAAGACCCATTCAACAACGCAGAATCAAAGTTCTGGCCGAGCCAAGTAGTGCCCGCAGTGACGATGGATTCTGGGTAGTAATAGTAGTGCAGTTCCGCAGAATAGCTTGTGTCGGGTGTCGGCCCAACAATAAAGGTCAAGAACAAATCGTTTGTACTTTGGGGGCCAAAAATGGCGTAGTGTTTTGGTTTGCCGGTCGTGCTGTCGTACGCTTCACGAATGAAGTCCACGTCCTTGTTTAAGAGGTAAGTGTAGTCAACCGGTGTTGCGCTTGGGGTGTATATAGCCAAGGAATACACCGACAAGAAATCTGTTGGACAAGCTAAGTATGCGTTGCCCCCGGTCAAGTTACCGGTCACGTTTTTGCGCAAGTTGGAGATCTGCACCGTGTTGTAGATGCGCTGCTCCGTCTGCTGGATAAACCTGTTAATTATCTCCGGGTTAGTAGAGTAATCAAACGAGTTCTCAGCAGTCTGCTGTATAGCGGTGACAAGCTCTTGGTACGTCATTACGCCATCGGGCCTCTGGCCATTAAGCCTTTGGTCGCCGCTCCGTTACCGCGAACTTTAATGCCGTCGGTTTTAGTGGGTACCACTGGGCCGTTGTTGTACATTCCAACACTCATGCGCATGCGGTTAGTGCCACTAAGTTCAGAGGGCTTGCCGGGGACTTCGGCAATCTTCATTTTTTTACCCGTCATTGTGTGGGGCTCGGCATACACAGCCGCATCACCCACTTCTTTTCCCATCATTTTTTTGCTGTATTTAGCCATTATCCGCCCCTTGAAGAGCCGCGTTGGTTTGCAGCGCGAGCCAGATTGCGACCCATAGTTTTCATTTTTGCATTGATAGAACCGCCGCTTTTGAGCTTGAGCTTGGTACCTTTACCGCCTTTATGCTCTTGCATGTCGTGCTGTTTAAAGGCTTTTTTAATCATAGCCTTGTCTTGAGCTTTGTCCATCTTCATGTCTTCTTTCATGTTCGTCTCCTTAAGATACCGTTACCGTTACTGTACCAACATTCGTAGTAGAAACCAAGTAGTTTTGAGTTAATACTGCGTCGAAATTGCTTGACCCACCTACAGGATACCACCCCCACTGAATGTTCCTTGATCCGCCAGTCGGGTTGCCGTCTGCGTTCAAACCGGCTGTAATGTAAGTAGTATCTATCCTCGGTTCCCTCAAGGCGATTGCCTCAACAATCGGCTGCATACCCAACAACAACTGCGGGTGATCCGGATCCCAGCACTCGGGGCACACCTTCAAATTATACTTTTTTGTCTTGATAATTTCAGTTTTTAGTTTTTTTAGTTTGAACTGCATGCCACACCGGTCACACTCGGCGATAGCTTTGCGGCCCGTTGCAAAATCAGCCATTAGGTCACACTCCCGCCGATGTACTGCTGTCTAGGCACGAACCGTAGGGCGGCTTTTTCTCGGTCTTCACCGGCGGCTAGGTTGAACTGCTCATCGTACGCAGCCTTCAACATCTCTAACCGAACCTGCATTTCGGGCACTTTCATCGCAATGTGGTAAGCCAGACCCGCTACTAAGCAGGGTAGGAACCTGAAATTCATGTCGGCAATCGTCGTACCCTTACCAGCGTCTTGAATCCTGCGCATACGGTAGTAAACAAATTGATAAGTCTGGGAGTTGTCCGGGGTTGGCCATAAGGTAATAGCCGGTAGTTGGGGTACGTAAATCGCTGTGCCGACACTGTACGCAGTGGCCGTTGAGTTGTTTTGACCCCGGAAACAGTTACCCAGAGTGTTGCCGTCTACAAAATTGTAATACACATACTCACCACCAGCGCTCAATTGGATGAACCCAGAAGATGCCAAACCTTCTGTGCTGGTAAGAGTAATGGAAGTGTCGGTGGCGCTAATCGCGGTAGCCAGTGTTCCGCTGTACAGATTTGTGTTGCCACTTAGCCTTTGAATCCATACCTGCAACGGACGGCCCGGCGATAACTTGTTAGGAATAGTAGCGTAATCGGAAACACTTATCCGGGTACACGTAAGATCAGACTGATTGTATTGCTGCCCTGCGCCAGTGCGGATCACGTTATCCAGCAAATCAATAGTATCCAACGGCAGGGCGTAGGTATTCAATCCGGGAGTTATGTCAATGACCCCTTGCTCGATTGTCCACATGTTCAAGCCACGATTCGCCCACTCGATTGTCATCAGGTTCATTGAACGCCGAGCGGTTTTTAAATCATAACCAGTTCTCATTTCACGACCGGCACGCTCCCACGCTTCCTCGGCGATCTCCGTGAAGTCCATGTTGAAGGCGGTAGTACCGGTGGTGTATGCCATTTAGAGTTTCTCCAATGTTTCGTACGCACGCAGCTTTGCATTAAGGGTGGAAATTTCTTTGTCGCGCTCGGCGAGCTTCTTCATTAGGCTTTCATTCATGTCAGCCCACATCACAATTTGTTCCATACGCTGCTTGTGATCCCTGTGCATGAGTTCAAACATGCGTTCAGAAACTTCAAGTTGCTTTTGGATGAATGAAATCATTTTCTAAATCCCGCTGTTTTCTTTGCTACTGTCTTTGGTTGGGCTACGAATTGTTTCCCGGCTTTTTTGCCAGCACGTTTTGCACGCGTTGTCGCAGCATACTCAGAAGGGCTGAGAGCTTTAATTGCAGCTTCAGGAAGATATCTTTCACCTGTGTCAGAAGATCGTTTACCACTTTTGGTTCTCCATTTTTGATCGCCCCAATTTTTAAGGGATTGTTGAGGCGCTTTCAATCTCTATACCCCCCGCCAGCAGCCTTATATTTCTTAGCTACTAGCTGGGCTTTGCGGGCTGACCATTGACCAGCCCCTGTTCCTTGTGTCGCCGCAGCTTTTACTTGGGACACAATGCGCTTTCGCATTTCTGGCTTGGTGTAGTTTCCCGCAGCGTTTACTTTTCCACCCTCGGCGTACTGAGTGAAGTCGGTGTTATCCCGACGCGGTTTCTTTTTTGCGCCGGGCATCTTCTTGGGGTTAATGGCTCCCATGCCACGGCTAGCCATCATTTTGCCATCC